AAATGAACGAAGGTGCAGTGCTTCTGATACTACAATGTGTCCGGAAATTCAAAATGGCTGTATATCCAGTTTACAATCGACGGCGTACAGTACACGGGATTCAGTTCCTGCAATTATTTGAAAAGATAGGTTGGTGATAAAATGATAAGTTTCAGACAACAGGGCGATTTCTCTAAACTGACCAGATATTTAGAGAGAGTAAAGCAGGTTGCAAAAATAAGCAGCCTTGATAAATATGGTCGAGAAGGAGTGGCCGCCCTGGCGTCTGCAACACCTGTCGACAGTGGTTTGACAGCCGATTCGTGGAAGTATGAGATACAACATACTAACGGTTCGGCTGTAATTAGTTTTCATAACACAAATGTACATAACGGAGTTCCGATAGCGATTATTTTACAGTATGGACACGGAACAGGCACCGGAGGCTGGGTACAGGGAAGAGATTACATCAACCCTGCTATTCAGCCTATTTTTGACAAAATTTTGGAAGATGCATGGAAGGAGGTTACCAGTCTATGAGCAGAACTGTTGATGACAGAGTTGTCGAGATGCGGTTTGACAACCGCCAGTTTGAACAGAATGTACAGACAAGTTTGTCTACGCTTCAAAAATTAAAGCAGAGTCTTAAGTTGGAGGATTCTGTAAAAGGCTTGGAATCTATTGATTCAGCCACAAAAAAAGTATCATTCGACAGTTTATCCAATGGTGTTGAAGCTGTAAGGGTAAAGTTTTCAGCATTGCAGGTAATGGCTGTAACCGCCCTCCAGAATATTACAAATTCGGCGATAGATGCCGGAAGGCGCATAGTTAAATCATTAACTGTTGAGCCTGTAAAAGAAGGATTTGACGAATACGAATTAAAAATGGGTTCAGTTCAGACAATTATGGCAAGTACCGGGGCGTCACTAAAAGAAGTGAACAAGTATTTGAATGAACTGAACACATATTCAGATAAAACAATTTATTCATTTTCTGATATGACCAACAACATTGGCAAGTTTACAAATGCCGGTGTCAAGTTAGAAGATGCCGTAATGGCAATCAAAGGTATCAGTAATGAAGCCGCTGTATCAGGTGCAAATGCTAATGAGGCATCGAGAGCCATGTATAATTTCTCCCAGGCACTTTCAGCGGGAAGCGTTAAGTTGATTGACTGGAAATCAATAGAAAACGCTAATATGGCAACTGTTGAATTCAAGAATCAGTTGCTTAAGGCAGCAGAGGCAGCAGGAACTGTAGAGAAACAATCAGACGGAATGTATAAGGTTCTCACAAAAGATGCAAATGGCGCTTTGATGAAAGGAACAATCAGCGCTACACAGAATTTCAATGATAGTTTATCCCATCAATGGATGACGACAGAAGTTCTCGTGAATACGTTAAAAGATTACGCAGATGAAAATACAGAGATAGGAAAGAAAGCATTTGCTGCCGCACAGGATGTAAAGACATTCACACAGCTTATGGACACACTGAAAGAAGCGGTTGGCTCTGGATGGGCACAGACATGGGAAACCTTGTTTGGTGACTTTGAGGAGGCAAAAGTGCTTTGGACGGAATTAAGCCAGGTATTGGGAGGGTTCATTGATGCCCAGTCGGATGCCCGTAATTCTATGTTGCAGGGCTGGAAAGATATGGGTGGCAGAGAAGAACTTATAGATGCTTTCCGAAATGCTTTTGAAGGATTAGCCAGCGTTGTAAAACCCGTTAAGGAAGCATTCAGGGAAATATTTCCTCCGATGACGGCTAAGAACTTATACAACATTACAAAATCACTCAAAGAGTTTACAAGCCACCTCAAGCTGAGCGAATCACAGTCAGCAAAAGTAAAATCCACATTTAAAGGATTTTTCGCAGCTCTGGATATAGGGCTGACGGTTATAAAGGCAATTGCCGGGGGCGTTAAGGATTTGGTTGTGAATCTCACGGGATTCGGCGATGGCATCTTAGATGTTACCGGCTCCTGGGGCGACTGGGTTAGCGGTCTCAGGGATAGTATAAAGGATACCGACGTATTCGCAAAATCGGTAAAGAAAGTTACCACTTTCATCACACCTGCAATATTGAAGATAAAAGAATTCTTTTCAATAGTTACACAGAAAATCAAAATGCCAAGCTTTGAAAGTTTTTTAGATATCATGCAAACGATATGGAGTGTTGTCCAGACAATAGGAGGCAAGATTTCCGAAGCATGTTCCGGTATAGGTGAAGCTTTGGCGAGTACATTCAGAAGCGGTGATATTAGTGCAGGTCTTGACATCTTGAATGGCGGTCTGCTTGCTGGCATTCTAATGGGAGTTAAGAACTTTGTCGGCGGCATAGAGGATTCCTTAGACGGAGTAAATGATATTCTTGAAAATGTCACTGGTATTCTGGATTCCGTAAGAGAGTGTTTCGAGGCATATCAACAGAATCTCAAAGCTGGAACTTTGTTGAAGATTGCAGGTGCGATTGGCATTTTGGCTGCTTCAATTTTGGTGATAGCGACAATTAAACCTGAGAAATTGACAGCTTCTCTCGGGGCAATTACTGCGTTATTTGGCGAGTTGATGGGTTCACTTGCTATATTCAGTAAGATAAGCGGCGATTTAACCGGCACATTCAAAGCGTGTACAGCAATGATAAGCATTAGTGCGGCAGTTCTGATATTAGCAAGCGCACTCAAGAAATTATCTTCTATAAATCCGGAGGGAATTGTCAAGGGGCTTGTGGCTATTGGAGGTTTAATGGCCGAACTTGCCCTGTTTCTTGGGTTTGCGAAACTGGATGGCAAGATGACAAGCACATCTATGGGAATCTTGATCCTTTCCTCGGCTATGGTGGTTCTCGCATCCGCTGTGAAGAAATTTGGCGGAATGTCGTGGGAAGAAATCGGAAAAGGTCTTGCCAGTGTTGGTGCTCTGCTTCTTGAAATCTCGGCATTTACGAAACTTACTGGAAACGCCAAGAAGGTAATATCTACTGCGACTGCTATGGTAATACTCGCATCGTCAATGAAGATATTTGCGAGCGCTATAAAAGATTTTGGAAATATGAGTTGGGAACATCTTGGAAGAGGTCTTGCGGCTATGGCGGGAGCGTTGACGGAAGTTACAATCGCTATGCGTTTGCTGCCTAAAAATATGGTTTCGCTCAGTACTGGGTTATTGGTTGTTGGTGCAGCGTTAAAAGTATTAGCAAGTGCTTTGAAGGATATGGGCGGCATGAAATGGGATGAAATTGCTAGAGGATTAGTTGCCATGGGCGGCTCTTTGGCTATCCTTGCAGTAAGCCTTAATGCTATGAAAGGTACTATTGGCGGAAGTGCGGCCATGATTGTCGCAGCAGGGGCTTTGGCAATTCTTGCACCGACGCTGAAATCACTTGGAAGCATGAGCTGGGAACAGATTGGAAAAGGTCTAGTGACACTTGCAGGGGCATTTACAATACTTGGTGTTGCGGGGCTTGTTCTTCAGCCTCTTGTTCCTTCTATTCTTGGGTTATCAGCATCTTTCGCTTTATTGGGCATTGCCGTGCTTGGCATTGGTGCAGGTCTGATGGCAGCAGGAGTAGGAATTTCTGCGATTGCAACTGGGCTTGGTATGCTGGCGACTGTTACGGCTGGCAGCGCAGCCGCTATCGTTGCGTCACTTACGATTATTGTTACTGGTATTGCATCACTTATACCGGTGGTGGCTGCTAAAATTGGCGAGGCTATCATTGTGCTTTGCAAAGTAATTACACAGGGAACACCGGCGATTGGAGAAGCAATAAAAGCAGTTGTATTAACTTTGGTCGATGTTTTGGTTGAGTGTGTGCCGGCTCTTGCGGAGGGTGCATTGCAATTATTAGCTGGTGTACTTGATGCGCTGGTTAGATATACGCCGCAGATTGTTGACTCGCTATTTCAATTCTTAATCGGAGTGCTTGAAGGGATCGCCAGAAATTTACCGGCTCTTATTCAGGCTGCCGTAGATGTTCTTATGGCATTCTTTTCTGGTATAACCGACGCGTTGAGTGGAATTGATACAGATGTGCTGTTGAAAGGCATTGTCGGTATCGGGTTATTATCTGCTATTATGCTTGCTCTCAGTGCTGTGGCGTCTCTGGTACCTGGAGCTATGGTTGGCGTTTTAGGAATGGGTGCAGTCATTGCAGAAATGGCATTATTGCTTGCGGCTATCGGTGCATTAGCACAAATTCCAGGGCTTAGCTGGCTGATAAATGAAGGCGGTGAATTGCTTGAGGGCATAGGAACCGCTATTGGCAAATTTATAGGCGGTATTGTTGGCGGAGTGATGAGCGGCATAACAAGCCAGTTCCCTCAGATTGGAACGGATTTATCTTCATTTATGACAAACATACAGCCATTTGTTGATGGCGCCAGTAAAATCCAGCCGTCTATGATGGACGGGGCAAAGGCTCTTGTTGAAACGATACTCTTGCTCACAGCGGCTGATCTTCTTCAGGGAGTGACGTCATGGATTACCGGTGGAAGTTCTTTGACGGATTTCGCAACACAGTTGGTTCCATTTGGTGAGGCGATGGTAGGGTTTTCAAATGTTATATCTGGAATGGATGCAGATTTAGTCGCAAAGGCTGCGGTTGCTGGCAAGACTTTAGCAGAAATGGCGGCTACGCTTCCTAATAGCGGAGGGGTACTTGGATTCTTCTCTGGCGAAAATGATATGAATACCTTTGGAGAGCAGCTTATACCATTCGGTAAAGCAATGATGGACTTTTCAAATACTGTAAAAGGACTGGATGCCGATGTGATAGTTAATGCTGCTACAGCAGGTAAGGCAATTGCAGAAATGGCATCTACGCTTCCTAACAGTGGTGGAGTTGTAGGTTTCTTTGCCGGAGAAAATGATATGAATACTTTCGGCGAACAGTTAGTTCCATTCGGTAAAGCGATGATGGACTTCTCGCTGGCAGTCAGAGGATTGGATGCGGATACTATTGTCAATTCTGCGACGGCAGGAAAGGCACTGGTTGAACTTGCAAACACAGTACCTAATTCTGGAGGTGTTGTTGGATTCTTTGCTGGTGAAAACGATATGGATATGTTTGGGGAACAGCTTGTGCCATTTGGCAGGGCGATGAAATCTTATTCAGACGAAGTGGCTGGAATTGATGCAAGTGCAATAACAAATTCTGCAACAGCGGGTAAAGCGTTAGTGGAGCTGGCAAACACGCTTCCAAACACAGGAGGGGTCGTTAGCTGGTTCACAGGTAATAATGATATTGGTGATTTCGGAGAACGTTTGATTGATTTCGGCAGAAATTTCTCAGCATATTCTGACTACATGAAAAATGTCGATTCTAGTATTGTTACGGCAACCGCCAGCGCCGCGTCTTCCATTGTGGAACTGGAAAAGAGTCTGCCGGAATCCGGAGGATGGTTCTCAGACGATACTACACTGGCAGAATTTGGCGAGGATATTGAATCGTTTGGAAGTTATTTCAGTAATTTCTACAACCATATTTCCAAAGTAAGTGCTTCTTCATTAACAGCGGTCATCCGCGAAATAGGAAATCTTATTTCTTTATCTAAAGATATGAGCAGCATGGACACCAGCGGAATGAGCGGATTTGGAAAAGCACTTGTAACAATGGGTGAAAACGGAATCAACGAATTTCTTAAAGTGTTCAAAGATGCCACATCAAAAGTTGAAGCATCAGCTAAAAGCCTTATAACATCGTTTATCACAGGAATATTAACTGGAAAAGACGCCATTACGACATCTATGACAGCGCTTGTCACGAATGCAGTGAGTGCGGTTCATAACAAGTATTCTGATTTCTATAATACCGGTAAATATATGGTGCAGGGATTTGCGAACGGAATAAGCAGTAATTCATTTATGGCGTCTGCACAAGCCACCGCAATGGCGAAAGCCGCAGTGAATGCCGCAAATGCTGAACTGGGCGTTCATTCACCGTCAAAAGTATTTGCACAGATTGGCGGGTATGTCGTGTCAGGATTTGCGAACGGTATCAATAGCAACAAAGGAAAAGCGGCGGAATCAACAAAAGGATTAGCAAAGGTTGGTGTGGATGCGGCAAAAGCTGTATTGAAGTCGCTTAAGAGCAGTAACAGCGTATTCAAAGAGTATGCCGAAAATACGGATAAAAACGGCAAGAAAATCAAAATGACATTAAAAACAGCAGCAGAGGCATTCAAATCATTCCGTAATTCTGTAAAGGATTCTATCAAAGATGCAACAGGAGTGTTTGATGAATTTTCTGTTGAAACGGATGTCACTGGAAAAGAGCTGTTAAAGAATCTGAAATCGCAGATAACCGGTATTACGGAATGGGCTTCCAATATTCGGATACTCGCCGACCGAGGAATCAATAAAGGTTTGTTAAAAGTCCTTTCAGATATGGGTCCGTCCGGAGCAAAATATGTAAACGCTCTGGTAACCATGTCTAATAAGGAATTGAAGAAATTGAACAAGCTGTATAAACAACGCTTGAGTTTGAATGGCAAAGCAGCAGATGAAATAGCGACTAGTTTCCTTGATGGTGGCAAGAAAGCGGCAAAGGCTTATTCCAAAGGAGTGAAATCAGGTTCAAAGGGTGTTAAATTAGTTGGTGTTATAGAATCTGTAAACTCTTCTACATCTGCCACAGTTAAAGCGGTGGAAACGATGAAAGAAAAGATACAGTCTATCATGTCGTGGACGTACGAAGGAACTGTTAAATCGGTAAAGAAAAGTCTTGACTATGGAAAGGGGGCATTTTCACAATTCTGTAAAGCCTATCTCTCATCAACAAAAAATATTACTTTGGGTACAAAGGCTATCAAAGCTGCATCCAGCGCAATTACAGTGTATGGTAAGAAGTTGTATGAGGAAAGCGATTACTATGCAGAAGATACTGCTAATCTGAAGACCCACAAAAAGGAATTATCTTCTTTACAGAAAGAAAGGACAAAGTTACAGAAACAATTAAAGAAAGCACAGAAGTCAAATACGAAAGCGTCTAAAGCCAGAGCGAAGGCATTGAAGAGCGAATTAAAAGCTAATAATAAAGCGATTAAGGAAGCTAAGAAACAGGTGAAAGCCGATGAGAAGGAAATAGCAGAGCATACCAAAGAGGTTTTCAACGAATTGCATAATACATTGGCCGAATCTGTTTCGACATTTCTTGACCCGCTTAAAGTCAGTCTTGAGTCAGGGATTGATTTATTTAAGAAATTTGAATCAAATACTGACTTATACGAGGCAGATAAAAAGAATCTTGAAGAGCATCAGAAAACCTTGGCAGAATTGGAAACAACTCAGAAAGAAATTCTTGATGAGATTGCTAAATATTCTGATAAGAATACACTTGCCGCAAGGAAGCGGGTAAAAGAATTAAATAAACAGTTATCTGAAGTTGAAAGCAGTATTGAAGAGGCAAAGAGCAATATTGAACAGGCTGAAAATGATATGGCTTCCCATTCCCAGGTGACGGTTGATTCCATTCTTGAAAATATGCAGTCGCAGATAACCGGTGTTACAAAATGGCAGCAGAATCTAAAGACATTGGCGGCAAGAGGTGTATCACAGGGATTGCTGGAAGAGTTAAAGAAGATGGGGACGGATGGTGTTGATTATGTAGATCAGTTCATGAAAATGACAAATGATGAAATAGCAAAAGCGAATTCGTTATTTGCACAATCGTCAAGTCTGACGTCTCAAACCCTTATTGACAATTTCCAGGAAAGCCTGAACGAGACAAAGAATTGGGCTGCTGGTTTACAGAAAATGGCTGAGATGGGATTCAGTCAGGATTTACTTCAAAAGATTGGAGAAATGGGCGTTGATGGTTATGAATATGTCAGCGCATTCCTGACTATGACCCCGGATCAGGTTGCCCAGTTTAATCAGCAGTTTGCTGAATCGTTGAAACTCCCGGATACGGTAGCGGATCAGGTTATATCATCATATGCGTATGCTGGGGGACAGAGTATTGCTGGATTTACATCAGCTCTTGCCAAACTGACGGAAAGCGGTTCGGATGAAAATGCGGCTTTAGTTGCAATGGCAACAGAGATAGGCAATGTTATCAGTAAAACGCTTAAGAAAGAGTCCAAATCTGGCGGTAAGAAAGCGGTAGACGAATTATCCAAGTCTATGAAAAAGAACAAAAAAACAGCAAAGGAGGGTTCAAAATCCGTTGGTAAAGCTACATTAAAAGGATTGAAGGAGGTGTTAAACAATACTGCCGGAAAGAACGTGGCAAATAATATTTGCAGCGGATTGAAGAATGGATTAAACAGCGGAAAATCAAGTGTGTCCGCTACGGCAAAAGCTGTTGCCCAAGCAGCTTATAAGGCAGCAAAGGCAGCGCTTGGCATTAAATCCCCTTCAAGAATGTTTGCGAAGCTTGGGGAATATACGGATGCGGGCTTTGTGAAAGGTTTGGAATCTGGTGAGAAGGACATCTATAATACGGCAACTGACATCATGGGAAAGACCATTAAAGATATTTACGATGCCTTGAATTCGGATGTCGAAACCCAGCCGACAATCAGACCGGTAATGGATTTGACAGACATTCAAAATGGAGCTGATGAAATCGGCAATATGATGAGTGGCTATTCTATTGCGGGTTCTCTTGATTTGGCAAATGCTACAGCAAGTGCCATGAACAGGAACGCTGCAAACATGAACGACTCAACACTCAATGCGATAGGCAAATTACAGAGTACACTAAGTAATCTATTAGGTAAGCCGTCAATTGAGCAGAATAATCACTTCGATATACGGGGTGATGATCCAAAAGAAATAGCAGACGAAGTATCGCACATACTTCAGAAACAGGTAGAAAGGAGAAATGCTACATGGGCATAGTTATGTTTAACGGCATCTCTTCACTGGACTATGGTATTCAGGTGGAACACCCACCTGAGTATCAGGCTCCGGCAAGAGACTATGAAGTTATACATGTTCCGGGGAGAAATGGCGATTTGGTAATCGACAACGGCTCATACCAGAACGTAAACAGATCTTATCAATTGGCTATAGGCGATAAGAAAAAAGATTACACCAGTATGGCCAATGCGATTTCCGAATGGCTGCATTCCGTATCCGGTTATGCCCGTTTGGAAGATTCATACGAACCTGAATATTATCGTATGGCGATGTTTCAGGACGAGATCAGTATCGAAAATATTATGCAACATGCTGGCCGATTAACCGTTGATTTTAATTGCAAACCCCAGAGATTTCTTAAATCCGGGGAAGAACTCGTAAATATCAGCAAACAGACAACCTTGTATAACCCCACGGGGTTTAATTCGCTGCCATGTATAACAGTATACGGAAGTGGCAGAGGTGTTTTAAGCATTGGCCAGCATACAATTACGATTTCAAACATCAACGGTTCAATTGTTCTGGACAGTGAGATTCAAGATGTGTATAAAGGAACCGTCAACCGAAATGCAGACGTGACACTGAATAAAAGTTTTCCTGAATTTGTTCCGGGAGAAAACAGCATTGCTTGGTCTGGCGGAATTACATATGTGGAGGTGATCCCGAGATGGTGGACTCTTTAATTCGGTTGTTTGAATCAACCGCTACGACTTTTCAGACAAACGGATTGGGTGGGTTGTCAGAAGCCTTGAAATGTGAGGTGGTGGAGGAACGAAACGGAAGTTTTGAACTGGAAATGGAGTACCACATTTCTGGAAAGCGGTATTCGGATTTGAAACTGCGGCGGATCATAGTTGCCAAACCAAATCCATATTCTGAGCCGCAGCCATTTCGGATATATGACATCTCAAAACCAATTAACGGGCTGGTTACGGTAAAAGCAGAACATATTAGCTATGATATGTCCGGGTATCCGGTTAGCCCATTTTCCGTGTCAGATGTTAAAGCGGCAATCTCAAACGCACAGTCGAACGCTATTGTTTTACACCCATTCAAGCTGTCAACGGATATGAGCGCTTCTGGGGAATTTACAATATTGAAACCTGTTTCCATGCGTTCTTTATTAGGAGGCTCCAGCGAATCAATTCTTGAGAGTTATGGCGGTGACGGTGAGTATGAATTTAACGGCTTCAATGTAATACTTCACCAAAATCGGGGGGCTAACCGAGGCGTCACTATCCGATATGGTAAAAACATGACGGATTTGAAACAGGAAGAGAATTGCAGCAATGTCTATACGGCTGTTTATCCATTTTGGTACAGTGATGAATGGGGAATGATTGAATTGCCGGAAAAAACATTGAAGACGGTTGGTACATACGATTACACTCGAATCCTGCCACTGGATTTATCAAATGAATGGGAAAATTCTTATGAATGGGACGACCAGTATCCATCGGAAGATGAGATACGGGAACTTGCACAAAACTACATTGACAAAAACAATATTGGGGTTCCCATTGTGTCCTTGACGGTATCGTTCGAGCAGTTATCCCAGACAAAAGAATATGAGATGATGGCATTGCTTGAGACGGTCCGGTTGTGCGATACAGTGAATGTCGAGTTTCCGTTGCTTGGCGTTAGTGCAACATCAAAATGCATAAAAACAACGTATAACGCCATAACAAACAAATACATCTCAATCGAATTGGGAGAATCGCAGAGCACGCTTTCAGATACCGTGTCCGAACAGAGCCAGACCATCAAGAAACAGCCCACCCAGACTTTTATGGAAAAAGCGATACAGACTGCCACACAGCTTATCAGCGGCGGTCTTGGTGGTTATGTTGTTATTCGCAGTAGCAGCGGTGGAAAATATCCGGATGAGATTCTTATTATGGACGATCCGAACATTGAAAAAGCAACAAAAGTATGGAGATGGAATAAGGGGGGACTAGGATATTCACCTACAGGCTATAATGGTCCTTACACGACAGCAATCACGCAGGACGGTTCTATTGTAGCTGATTTCATTAACACCGGTCATCTTACAGCGAGCATTATTCAAGGCGGAACATTGACAGTTGGCGGCTTTGATAACACCAACGGAAACATAGAAGTCAGAGATGCAAAAAATAATCTTCTTGTACAGATGAGCGTTCAGGGACTTAAGTTCTATGGTGACGGCTCTAAGCCGATAACCACCATTATTGACAACACGGTTACAACCGAATTTGTCAACGCCTTAAAGATTACGGCGGAACACGTTGCAGCGGAGAACATCACGGGTACGACCATAAGCGGTAAGATTTTCAAAGGAGGAACTGTTGTAGCCGGTGGAACTGATGACGGAGTGATTGAAGTAAGGAATGCCGACAATGTTTTGCTTATGAAAATGAGCGAGGACGGTTTGGAATTTTTCAATACCGGAAAGAACCCCATCACACAAATTATCAACGATACCGTGACTACGAGTTTTGTCAACGCCTTAAAGATTACAGCGGAACATGTTGCGGCGGAGAACATTACGGGTACGACTATAAGCGGTAAAGTATTTTCTGGTTGCAGCGGTGATTTTACGGGAACTGTTTATGCAAATGTCATGATAGCAAAAAACGCATACTACATTTGTGATGCGGATTTCGGTTCAAATGTGAAAGTCATATCGTCAAGCCCAGATTCTACGTCAGATACAAAGTTGAATTTTGGAAGATTAACGAATAATGGCTATAGTTCTAATCTGAATTACATTTGTTTTCGGGATATTTCCCAAGACAGACAATGTGATTTATACAGTGGATTATTTACGGTACACAGCCAGTTATGGACAACCGGTCGTATATATTCAAATGGTGCCGTTGCGCCTGACAATGACGAAGGGCATCCTTGCGGTCTGTCGGATTCCAAATGGAGTACCGTCTACGCAAAGAATGGAAGTATCAATACTTCTGACAGAAATAAAAAACACGACATCAGAGATATCTCAGCATTATATGAGAAATTATTCTTTATGCTAAAACCTGTCAGTTATATGTTCAATAATGGGGACCGCGTTCATCTTGGCATAATTGCCCAGGACTTAAAAGCCGCAATGGCTGAGCTAGGACTTACTGATATGGAGGTCGCAGCATACTGTCGGGATGTCAAAATGAAGCAGATTCATGATACCGAAACAGACCAGTATATCGAAGTGCCTGATTTGGATGAGGATGGAAATGTTCAATACAATTTAGGCGTGAGGTATTCAGAATTTATTATGCTTATCGCCCATATGCTCCAGAAAGCATATATCAGAATAGATGACCAGCAGGAGCAGATAGATGGGCTAAAAAGCCAGATGGAGGAAATTCTGTCATATTTGAAAGAAAGGAAGTGATATTTTATGAGCGTATCAACTTATACGCCAGATAGTACAAAAATACTGCATACGGCGTATGCTGATTTTGTTTCTCGCCAGATTGGCAGAACCATACATGTTGTTCAGTATGATGACAGTCTTCCGTTGTTGGCAGTAAAGCTGTTTAGTGATGGACAACCATACACAATACCGTCTAATGCTGAGATTAGTATAAAACTTGGAAAGTCGGACGGAAAATTTGTCTACAATCCGGCATTGGGGTGCGATTCAGCCCGACATACTGCATATTTTGAGATTACATATCAGATGGTAGTGTTGGCGGAAACAGTAAGTCCGATAATAGAAGTAAGGATTGGAACGTCTATTGCGGCATCAAGTTCCATTGGCGTTATCATTGACCGAAACCCGATACAGAGAGAAGATATAGAATCAACATCGGAGTGGAAGGTTATTGAGCAGGCAATCAACTATTCTAAAGAGGCGATTTCAGCCGCAGCAAGTGCTTCTGCTTCACGTTCAGCCGCAGCGGTGTCGGAATCAAATGCACTGGTATATAGAAATGCGGCGCAGACTGCTGCGACCAATGCGGCAAACTCAGCATCGGCAGCCTCTACGTCTGCGACTAAAGCTAAGACTTCAGAAACTAATGCGGCAAACTCGGCATCAGCTTCGGCTACTTCGGCAACAAAATCCAAAGAATCGGAGACAAACGCCAAGGTTTCCGAGACGAATGCTAAAACGTCGGAAACCAATGCTAAGACTTCAGAAACCAATGCAGCAAATTCAGAACGCAAAGCTGGAGAGAAAGCGTCGGAGGCAGATGTTTACAGCATCATGTCAAAATCATATGCAATTGGTGAGGGCGGTATTCGCTCAAACGAAAAGACCGACAATGCGAAGTATTATTCGGAGCAGGCTAAAAACTCATCAAATGATGCAAAGGAATCGGCCTATAATTCTGACATGCACAGTATGCTTGCCAAAAGCTATGCTGTCGGAGAAAGCACTGTTACTTTGGGAGATGGCGTTGATGAACTTGTCACCGATGACGGATTTCTAATCGAACTCTTTGGAAGAGAGGGTGAAGATACCGACAATGCGAAGTATTATTCGGAGCAGGCATCCGCATATGAAGAGAATAGTGAATTAAATGCAAAGATCGCCAGGTCATATGCAGTGGGAGATACGGATCACCGTGTTGGAGAAAATGTTGATAACGCAAAGTATTACTATCAGCAGGCAAAACAGATAAGCGAAGGACTTGGTGGATTGATTCCCATGGGAACAATAGCTTTTGCCGATTTACATTTACAAACAAAAGTCGCTGGATATATGTTCAATATCTCGGATGAATTTGTGTCCGATAGTACATTTAAAGACGGTGGCGATATTAGATATCCGACCGGAACGAATGTGTATTATACCGCGGATGGATATTGGGATTGTCTTTCAGGTTCTTTGCTTTCTGGAATAAAAGGAAATGCTGAAACTGAATATCGGAAAGGATTTGTAAATATTACACCGGAGGATATCGGTTCTTATGATAAAGAAAGTGTTGATAATTTCATCTCTGGTATTAACAACATAATAGATACGCTCATTTCCAGAATTACGGAATTAGAAGATCTTTCTGGTTTCGCACATCTTATTGTGGATGATTCAGGAAGTGAGTTGGTAACAAGTGATAATCAAACTGTTATATTATCAATTTAGGAGGAATGAATAATGGCAACAAGAAAAATTACGGATTTGTCTCGTGCAACCAAACCCACATCAAGTGATTTGTTGCTTGTTGAGACATCAAATGGAACAAGGGCAATGACGTATGAGGATTTGGTAAATCCTGCGATTGGAGAGGCGGAAGAAAACGCAGCGTTAAATTTGGATAATCGTAATACCTATCGTGGGAAAAATCTTGGTTCATCCGTTACAGCAGCTCAGAAAACAGCAATTCAAAATGGAACTTTTGATGACCTGTTTATCGGAGATTACTGGACAATTGGCGGCGTGAAGTGGCTGATTGCTGACATGGATTACTGGTATAATTGTGGTGATACAGCATTTACAAAGCACCATCTAGTTATTATTCCAGAGACTACATTGTATAGTGCTCGAATGAACGCGACTAGTACTACAGAAGGCGGTTATGTTAATTCAGAAATGTATAAAACAGGTCTAAATAATGCGAAAACAACTGTTACTTCAGCATTCGGTAGCATGGTATTAACCCATCGCGAGTTGTTAGTTAATGCAGTTTCAAATGGAAAACCAACTGCCGGGGCATGGTGTGATTCCACTGTTGAGATTCCAAATGAATGTATGATATACGGACATTTGCATTTTAGTCCGACCTCGGATGGCTCTACAGTGCCATATATTTACACAACCGACAAAACACAACTTTCCTTATTTGCACTGCGTCCACAGTTGATAGTAAACAGAGCATCTAGTTATTGGTTACGGGACGTCGTGTCTCCGGCTTACTTCGCCGATGTGGGCGACGGTGGCCGTGCGTACTACGGCAGCGCTGGGTACTCTCATGGGGTTCGTCCGGTATTTGCTATTGGTTAGTAAATCAAGGGGCCTTGTGCCCCG